TAGCTATTGATGAAAAGATTGCGACCGAACGTTCAGAAACAAAAATTGCAGAACTAAACAGACAAAGAACTGGTCTAGACCAACAACGTCGAGCTGTGTTAGGAGATAAAACTCTTGGCAAGAATGGTGAAATAGTTAGCGCTGAAGCAGCACAAATGATGGCTAATCAAGTCGGTTATAGAACACAGCTTACTCAGCTAAGCAGCCAGCAGCAGCAAATTGTTATGGGTGGTATTGTCAAGCAGATTGAGGCTGGTTATGGACAAGCTAGAGAAGTTTTACAGCGCGAACTAGATACTCTTGCAGCAGAAAATAAACGTTTCTTTGAATCAAAAGAATTCCTAGGAATGTCTCCAGCACAGCAAGATCGTGAAAGAGCGCGTCGTCAAGCTGGTGAAGTAGCTGCACAAGGTAGAATTAGCGATCTAGGTCCTATGCAAGCGCAGGCAGTAGCTATTTCTATTCAAGAACAAGCACAAACAGCTAAAAATTTAACAGTTCAACAAAGAAATGAGTTGTTAAAATTAGGAAAAGCAGATCAAGAGTTAGCTGCAGCACAACTAAAAACTGCTCAGACTAACAGAGAGATACTTGCAGAAACTGTAGCTTTAGAAAGTAATCGAGTTATTACTACTAAAGAAATTCTTAGCACGATGGAAAAGCAGGCCGAAGTAGAAGCCAACAGAGTTAGAAATGTTGACTTAGGAATGAGCCTAAACCAAGGCTTATTAGCAGCTGAAAAAGAGTATTTAGATGTTAAGAAAAGCCAAGGTCTAGTAACTGACGAAGAATACCTAAATCTAACCAGAGCACTAGAAACAAAACAAATCTCAGCAGACTTTGATAAGAAGAATTTTGACTTAGAAAAGCAGCGTAATCAAGAACTAGAAGCCTTACAAAAGCGTATGGTAGAGCTTGGTCCTGACGCTGATGAAGCTGAACTAGAGCGTTTAACAAGACTAAAAGGTTCAACTGACGAATACTACAACAAAGCTTTGATGAATGAAAAGCAGCTTTATGACTTAAAGATGAGAACCAAAGATCTCAACGATAGTTTAACTGCTCGTCAAATAGCTTATGGTGATGTGTTCAAGAAAACTTTTGATGGTATGGCAGATGCTATTCTTCAATTTGTGCAAACAGGTAAGCTAAACTTCAAGAGTTTAATTGACTCAATGTTAGCAGATTTGATCAGATACGAACTTCGTGCTCAAATGAGTGCACTATACAGAAGTATGGGTGGAGCCAGCGGTATATTTAATATGTTCGGCTTTGGCGGCAGTGGCGGCAGTCCAGTAGTTGACAGCACCGCTACCATGGTTGCAGGCCCGGTATTAGCAGCTAAAGGTCGTGCTTATGACTACGGTATCGAAAAATTTGCAATGGGCGGAGCATTTACTAACCAAATAGTAGATTCACCAACACTATTCAAGTTTGCACAAGGTACTGGACTAATGGGCGAAGCCGGACCAGAAGCTATTATGCCACTAAAGCGTGATTCTAATGGTAATTTGGGCGTTCGTGCAGGAGCTCAGCAGCCTAATGTAGATGTTATTGTAAATAACTACAGCAATGCACAAGCTACCACGCAAGAGACTACTGATAGCCGAGGCAATCGTAGAATTGAAATAACTGTAGGTGAAATGAGTGCTAGTGACCTTAACCGTAGCGGTAGCGCTTCACAAAGATCACTAAGAAGTACCTATGGACTACAGCCTCAGTTAATTAGGAGATAAACATGGCATATAGTTATGTATGGCCCTCAACACTACCACAAACCCCCCAGAAAGGTTTTTCCGAAACTGGGGGCGTTAATATTTTAAGCACGCCAATGGATGCTGGAATGGCAAAGCGTAGATACAGAGGCAAAAGCGCTAATACTATGCAAGTGTCTTTTTTAATGACTACTGCCGAAGTATCCACAATGGAAAACTTTATTGCAAATACTATCAAAGGTACTGCAAGGTTTGGTTTTACTCACCCACGTCTAAAAACTGTGGTAGAAGTAAGAATTGTGCCAAACGGTAGTCAAGGACTTTATAGTATTACATATGCTGCACCAGAGTATTGGACAGTAACTTTACAGTTTGAAATATTACCATGAGTAGATTAAGTACAATGTCTCCAGAAGCTATCCGTGCTGTGTTTTCCACAGACATGGATAGCGATTTAATATTTTTATTAACTATTTATGATCCTAGTACTGGCAATGTTGCAGTTAGATTAGCAGATAATTTTACTCAAAGACTAACACAAGCTCCTTATGCGGAAACAGCAGACGAGGTTTACTATGGTGTTGTAAGTCGCGGTAATCAGTACCTATTCTTGCCAATGGAACTATCGCTCCCCAGCGAAGAAGAGTCTCAGGCTCCAAAATGCTCACTAACAATGCGAGACGTTACCCGATATATTACTCCATTGGTTAGAACACTTAATGGGCCACCAAAAGTAACCATGGAGTTAATATTATCAAAAACTCCAGATACTGTAGAAGCTAGCTTTAGTGGTTTTTATATCAATAGTTTTACATATAATGCTGATTCAGTAACAGCAGACCTATCTATGATCGATTATGATAGAGAACCTTTTCCAATGTACAGCTTTACTGCCCCATATTTTCCAGGATTATTCTAATGTGGTCAAATAAATACGTAGGTATACCCTATAAAGAAAAAGGACGAGACTTCAGTGGTGTTGACTGCTGGGGTTTAGTGCGCCTTGTTTATGATGAGCAGTTTAATACAAAATTGCCAAGTTTTAGTACTGAATATCATGAAAACGATACTTTACGTATTCAAGAACTTTTTGCACAGTACAAAGAAGGTTGGGAAGCCGTTGATGCTCCCACAGAAGGTACTGTGGTATTGTTCCGTGTATTTGGTACAGAATCACATATTGGTGTAGCTATTAGCCCTACACATTTCCTGCACGCCCGAGAAGGGTATGATAGTGCTATTGAGAGCTTTACTTCTACGCAGTGGAAAGATCGAATTTTAGGCTACTACAAGTATACTGAGAATAGTAAGAACTATATGACTACTATTCCTCACCCACTTCGTACTCAGCAATTTATTGTGCCAGTGTTTCCAGGTAACACACTAACAGAATTAGTAGAGCACGTAAAAAAGCAAAATAATATTCAGCCAGAATTAAATTCAACGGCTGTTATTATGGTGAATACCAAAGTAATTCCAGAATCAGAATGGAATACTACAATTATTAGAACAGGCGATACAATCGAGTATCGAGCAATTCCTAAAGGTGGTGACACTTTTAGGATGTTTGCGTTTATTGCTTTGGCTATTGCCGCTCCTTATTTGGCAAACGTAGCACTAGGCGGTACATGGGGTGTTTCTGCACTTGCAGCTGCTGGTACTACAGGCTTGGCAACTGCAGGTGCAATTACGCTTGCAGCGACCACGGTTGCTGTTAGTATGGTAGGTTCACTACTTATTAACGCCATCGCACCTATTAGACCTCCTGCAACGCCTAACGATCCAGGAAGTTCGAGTGCACAATTAATGCTTACCAGTGCAGGCAATCAGGCCAACGCATATGGAGCTATTCCAGTTATTTTAGGTAAAGTTAAATTAACACCACCACTTGGTGCCCAAAACTTTATTACTTATGAAAATGAGCGCGACACATACTTAACAATGTTGTTAGTATGGGGCTTTGGTCCACTAACTATTGATGCAGCCACTATAAAAATCGGTGATGTTGCCATAAGTGATTATACACTATCACAGTTCAGTAGTCCAGTCACCCTAGATAACGGAACTACTACTAGCACAAAGTTTATTACTCTTGATAGAAAAACTACTCCAAGCGCTAATTTACTAAATATATTTAATTCCATTTATGGTAACGATGTATATCAAGTAACTAAAAACTTAGTATTAGCTTGTGATGGTAATCCAGAAGGCTCGTCAGTAACTACTTATAGTACAGATGATTCCGACCAAGCTAACCCTATTGTCACTACAACATACCCTACGCCAGGCCCTTGGTCTGTAACCGCCAGCAATACCCTAGCTAATAAAGCTGTTGTAGCAATTCACTGGCCACAAGGGTTGAGAAGAGTAAAAGTAAAAGGTGATGGTGCTGGTAATAGTGAGGCCACCTCTGTAACATTAGCATATCAAGTCAAAGTAGGTTCTGGGGATTGGGTAGATTGGAAACGAGTAACTTATGGTAAAGATGCAGCTAAAAAAGATGCTTTTACTATAACTGAAA